TTTACTTTAATCCATCTAACGATTATATAATACACGCTTAATGCCAACAATAAATCTAAATAAAGGAGGAGCAATTACAGGTGCAACAGCTGCTAGCCAAGCAGCTGCAAGAGATGTGGCATCGGGACAATCAATTATTCAAGATTCAGATTCAAGTGCTGCTATACAATACTTTTTTAGCTCCGGTAGAGGTGGAGGAACTTTTAGATATACAAGATCATTCTTACAATTTGACACGTCTGGCATAACAGGAACTGTAACTGCTGCTACTTTAAATATAGAAAGTGACGGTGGTAATGACAACGCAGATGTAATAGTTTGTGCAAGTGATGCTTTTGGGGGGACAAGTGATGATCTTGTAAACGACGATTTTAATAACTTAGACTTTAGTACTCCATATTCAAGTGAGCTTCCTATTTGGGCTGATGATGGAAATAATAACGCAATTACATTAAATAGTGCTGCTCGCTCCGCTATTCAAAGCGATAATAGTTTTATATGCGCTGCAATAGATCATGATAGTGATTTTCAGGATACTGATAGTCTAGGTGGGAGTGATGGCAATACAACTGTAGGTATAAATTTTGGAGGAACTATAACTTTAGTATTAACAGTAGCAGCTAGTGGACCTGCAAATCTTACATCATACAACGGAATTGCTAAGGCAAGTATTACTTCTATAAATGGAATTGCTATTGCAAATATTACAACTCTAAATGGAATTAGTTAGTGGTTTTTAAAATCCACATATATGTATATTTAAACATAAAATAATAAAAGTTATGGCGATTAAAGAATCAAAAAAATTAGAAACTCAAGAATTAGAATCTTTACTTAGTTTAAGAAAAAAAAATAATAATTTAATTTTTCAAAGAGGGCAAGTAGGATTAGCTGAGGATAATCTACAATCACAAAAAGATCTTTTAAAAGAAGAAATTCAAAAATTATCTCAAGAAGAGCAAACTATTTCTACCCAACTTTTCGAAAAATATGGAAAAGGAGAAGTTAACATTGAAGATGGTACTATTACCCCAGTAGAGTAAATTCTCTATACTGGTTCGGATATTTTCTAGATATTTATTATTGGCTTTAATTCATCATGGTTTTGATGAAAGAGTTCATATTTATATATAACAATAATAATCTAGAAAATAATGGCTGAAGCAATAGTATCACCAGGTGTATTTCAACGAGAAACCGACCAATCATTCATAACCCCAGCTCCTGTAGAAGTAGGGGCAGCAATTGTAGGTCCTACGGTTAGGGGGCCAATAGAGCAACCAACAGTAGTAAGTTCATTTGCTGATTATAAAAATAAATTTGGAACGACTTTTGTGTCAGCTTCTGAAAATCTTGAATTTTTCACATCAATAGCAGCACAGAAATTCTTCTCTAATGGAGGAAATTCTATGTTAGTAACTAGAGTTGGTAGTAGTTCATTTACTGAAGCTACTTCAACTAATATAACAGCTAATCAAGGAGCATCTTCTGGATTTGCTGGTGGTTCTTTAACTATATCATCTAATTTTACCCCTGAAGATGAAGTACAAATCACAGTAAATTCTAATGAATTTAGATTTATTGCAGCCGATCCTGTTGGGGGCATTCCAGCAAATAATTCACCAGTGTTTTATTTTGCAACAGGTTCAGACACAGCAGCAGGTATAGCAAGTTTAGTTACGGTTATTGACGCCGCAAGTGTTGGAGTAGGTGCAACAGCAACATCCGCAGCATTACAATTAACGGCATCCGTAGCGGGAACCGCAGGTAATTCAATTACAGTTGAAACTGGTTCAGGTGCTACAATTACAACTGATTCATTAACATTAAGTGGTGGTACTGATGGTGCTGGTAGTGTAGCATTTACATTAAAAACTCTAGCCGAAGGAACTGTTTTGAATAACTCAACAGGAGCTACTGATGATGGAGTAGAATTTTCAGATGGATCTTTAAAATCAGGTTCTCTTGATAATTTAAGATATGAGATCTCAGGATTAAATACAACTGCGGGTACATTTAATGTATCAATAAGAAGAGGAGATGATAATACAAATAGTAAAATTATTCTTGAAACATTTGTTGGATGTAGTTTAGACCCTAAAGCAGACAATTACATTTCAAAAATAATAGGCGATCAATACGCAGAACCTACAACCATGGAAGGTCAAACTTCAATTAGAATAAATGGCGATTATCCAAATAAATCTAAATTTGTAAGAGTATCAAGTGTTGCTTTGCAAACTCCAGATTACTTCTTAAATGATGGCTCCGTAGGAAAAAATTCAAGTGGAAATTCATTCACATCAAATCTTCCAGTAAATCAAAGTGGTTCATTCCAGGGTGCAACAGGTACTAATATACCAACAGGTGGAGCTTTATTAGCATTTGAAAATATTTCAATCACTAACACTCAAGGATTAGTTGCAAGTGATTACACAACAGCCCTAAATATTCTTAAAAATAAAGATGAATATAGATTTGCTACTATAGCACTTCCTGGAATTTATCAAGAAAATTTCTCCTCGGCAGTTGCATCAGCAATTGAACTTTGTGAAGTAAGAGGAGATTGTTTCTACATAGCAGATATGGTATCTTACGATTCAACAGTAGCTACTGTAACATCAGAAGCAGGTGAATTAAATACTAATTTTGCAGGTACTTATTGGCCTTGGGTTAAAGTCCCTTCTACTGAATTAAGTAGAAACGTGTGGGCTCCAGCTTCAACAGTAATGCAAGGCGTTTATGCCGCTAACGATAAAATAGCAGCTCCATGGTTTGCACCAGCTGGTCTAAATAGAGGAGGTCTACCAATAGTAAGATCAGAATTTAAAGTAACACAAGCTTTAAGAGATAAATTATATGACAATAAGGTTAACCCAATTGCTACTTTCCCAAGAGTAGGACCTGTAGCATTTGGTCAGAAAACTCTTCAAAAGAAAGCAAGTGCTTTAGATCGCATTAATGTAAGAAGATTACTTATTTCTCTGAAGAACTTTATAGGAGATACTTCCAAAAACCTAGTATTTGAACAAAATACAACAGTAACTAGAAATAGATTCTTAAACGCAGTCAATCCATTCTTAGAATCAGTTCAACAAAGACAAGGATTATTTGCTTTTAGAGTAGTAATGGATGAATCAAATAACACCGCGGATGCTATAGATAGAAATCAGTTAGTAGGTCAAATATTTATTCAACCAACAAGAACAGCTGAATATATAATTTTAGATTACACAATACAGCCAACAGGAGCTACATTTAATGACTAAAAACTAAAAAGAATTATATTTATAATAAAATAACAACACAATGGCAATACTTAGCTCAGCAGATATGTTTTTTACGGCTTACGAGCCTAAACTACAAAATAGATTTATATTTTACATAGACGGAATTCCCGCTTATCTTGTAAAATCCGCAGATAAACCAAAATACGTAGCAGAAGAAGTAGTTCTTGATCACATTAATGTTAAAAGAAAAGTAAAAGGCAAATCTGATTGGTCTCCTATTTCTTGCACTTTATATGATCCAGTAACACCCTCAGGAGCACAAGCAGTAATGGAATGGGTTCGACTCCATCACGAATCAGTAACAGGTAGAGATGGTTACTCTGACTTCTATAAAAAAGATGTAAGATTCAATACCCTAGGACCTGTTGGAGATGTTGTTGAAGAATGGATCTGTAAAGGGGCTTACATAACTAATGCTGAATTTGGAAGTGGTGATTGGACTTCATCTTCACCTATGGAAATTAGTTTAACAATTGCTATGGATTATGCAATCCTAAATTACTAAAATTACTTACATATAAAAATTGAAGAGGTGCGCAAGCACCTCTTTTTTTTACATATGTATATGCAAACATACAAAAGTTATAAAATGGAAAATAAACAACTATTCCCTACTGAAGAAGTTACTTTACCTTCAAAAGGTTTGATTTACCCTAAAGACAATCCACTTTCAAAAGGTGTACTTGAAATGAAGTACATGACTGCTAAAGAGGAAGATATCCTTACAAATGGAAGTTACATTAAAAATGGAACAGTAATAGATAAACTATTAAAATCTTTAATAGTAACACCTATCGACTATAATGATATAGTAGTAGGAGATAAAAACGCAATTATGATTGCTGCTCGTGTTTTAGGGTATGGCAAAGATTATACTTTTTCTATAGGGGATGAAGAACATACTGTTGATCTTACTGAAATAAATGATAAGGAATTAAATGAAAAAGATCTTTTATCTAAAGGCCAAAATGAATTTGAATTTACTCTTCCTACAATTAAAAAAACAATTAACTTTAAACTCCTTACTCATGGTGATGAAAAAAAGATAGATAATGAAATTAAAGGAATCAAAAAGATTAAAAAAAATGAATCACCAGAATCTAGCACTCGATTAAAACATATGATAACATCTATAGAGGGGGATTCAGAGCGCAAAACTATAAGAGAATTTGTAGATAATCAACTACTAGCACGTGATGCTAGAGCATTAAGACAATACATCAAAGAAATCCAGCCTGATGTAGATTTATTATTTGAACTCGAAACAGAAGCTGGAGAAAAGGAGGTCAGGGTTCCAATTGGGATCACGTTTTTTTGGCCTGACACCGAATTATAAGTTTCAAGTTTACCAAGAAATACATGACTTGGTATATTATGGGAATGGAGGTTTTATATACTCTGAAGTATATATTATGCCTATTCATATTAGACGTTATCATATTAAAAAAATAAATGATCTTCACGAAAAACGTAATGAGGATGAGCAAAAAGCTATGAATACCTCTAAACAAAATATGCAAAACCTTGCTAAAATGCCTAGAGTAAAATAAAGCTAAATCTTTTTATATTTATACCCAACAATAATACTATCTAATGGCTAAAATAAATGATGTTGATAAGGCAGGTAAGGATATAAAAAATACCTTTTCTGAGATAGGTAACCTTATTGGTGAATTAAATAATAGCCTAGAGAAAACTCTTCTTTTAACTAAAGGAGTATCTGATAATCTTTTTCAAAGTAATGATCTTACTAAAGAATTTATGGAAAGTGAAGAAAATCTAAAAGGCCTAAAAGAAACATTAGCAGGCTTAGATGAGGACAAACAGAAAAGACTTGCAGAAGCAATGAAAACTGGTAAAGGACTAAACCATGAATTAACTAAAGAGTTAGGTCTTCAAAAACATATAGGAAAATTAGCAGGAACAGGAGGTAAAATAAAATTAGAGGTGTTACAAAAACTTATTGATAAGCAGGATGAGTTAAACGCAAAAAAGGAAGAAGAAAAGAAAAAGGAAGAAAAAAAAGCGGCATTTGAAGCTAAAGTTATAAAATCAGCAAATGCCGCTGCAGATGTTTTTCTAACTGCAATCATGAAGACAGACGAAGAAACTACAAAAATGGCTCGTAGTTTAAATATGTCAAAAGACGAGGCTATAGATATAAAAGAGCAATTTGCCATAATTGCTGTCAATTCAGGAGATATAGCAATAAATTCTATAAGATTAGGTAAAGCTAATGCTGGCCTTAATGCTCAATTAGGAACGGGTGTTCGATTTAGTGGGGAAATGTTAACAACTTTTTCTAAACTTACTGAAATAGTAGGAATTTCAGCTGAAGCAGCTGCCCAATTAGCATTTCAAGCCCAGATTTCTGGACAAAGTTTTAGAGAAGTAGAGGAAAATGTATTAGGAGCATCTTAT